GCCCATAAAGGCATCAACATCCATCCTCCCCGTGTCCTCTCGGTATCGGAACTGCAAGTCCTTCTTGTTGTATTGCAGGAATAGTGACCAAGTTTGTCGATACACCGCACCGAGCGATAGGCGAAACACTCTAGCGCGAAGGTCGTTTGATTCGGCCATCATCCCGCTAATCGCATTGATCTCAGTGGCAGTTCGTCTGTCTCCACGATCATACATTGATTGAACTCCGAAATCAGGCATCCCTATCCTCTGCTCCGCAATCTGCCGAGTGGCCTGAATCTCTACGTCCCAACTGATTGGCGGGGAAGGCATTTGAACCGGAACGAGTCCCACTGGTAGGATTTGTCCAGGATGATGGCGTATGTTTGCCGCATTGGGTATATCTCTTTCAGACCTAAACATCGGACTGTTATACAGCGTCATGGCATCATGCTTGTCATTCCACATCTTGCACAGTGAAGCTTCAAACGGCGCAACTATTTCGCAGACCCCGCGTGGCGAGTACCATCCCTTATCCTTTATCTCATAACTAAAATCTACAAATGGGTACTCACCGTGATTGTAGTCCAGTTCCATCGGGGCGCGTAAATCCATGTCCGGTGCTTCTGGGCAGAATGTTTGAATGTGAACCTTGCCGTCCTTCCGCTCATAAACCTCCCACACAATAATCTTTGTCTTGTCGGTCTGATAGTTAATGCCCTCGCGCCTGAAAATCTTAATATCCCTCTCCTCTGAATTCCCGACTTTCCCACGCTTGCTCTGAAGCACGTTAATATCAACACCAGAAAATCTCTTGTCGCTCTTGAAAGCCTCTAGGGTCATTTGCATTATGTGGACAATCCGCTCCGAATCCTGAAGTGACTTTGTTCTGTCCGGCACGACAATCATCATCGGATCAATTGAGTCGAACTGAACCTTTTTCTTTTCAGTGTCCCAGTACACCTTGATAGTCGAACGTCCGCACATTAATCCGTGGTCAACCCAAGTCAGGGCTTCGGTAAGAAAATTAGTGCGCTCCTTCATCTGGTAATCGAACCAACGCTCCGCAGTAACCGTCATCCCTTGGTCTTGTTGGCGCATAGGAACAAAGGATGAAATGGTATCCATCCCCACAATCTGCATAAAGTAAAACGGCTTGAGTCTCTCGACAATTGAATCAGCCATCGGGAAGTGAAGGTCAGCGGCATTCTTCCACGGCTTGTTCTGCCTACGAAGTCCCTGATGCCTCATTTCGTACCAGAGTGCCTGACGCTGCTCCCATTTGGTACGGTCTTTGATGTCCCTGTTAATCGACTCGTGAAGTTCTGTTCTGTTAGTCATTCTTCGTTCTCCCTATCTGTTGCTTTCCAGTTTTCTCTCTAATTCGTTTATGTAGATTCCCAAGTCCCTTATCAAAGCCGCCCCCTCATCCGTCGAAGTCGCGTCCTCCATTCCCTGAGGGTTCCTCTCCGCTATCTCCTGAAACCCGTTCAGCTTCACGCTTAGACATCCGCCGCTCCCTAGCAGCAGCAATAAGCACATCAACACCTTTATCTTTTTCATCTTTCCTTTTCTGAGCCATCTGGGCCGTAAGAACGTCACCAAGCGACTCTACTGCATCTATCAGTCTGGGCAAGGCTGCTAAACCTTTCAGTGCGGTGCTCTGTTTCAAGTACACCCAGAGAAAGTGCAGTCACGGAATCTCTCCGCACACCATCCGCATCCGCGCTCCTCAATTCGTAACAACACGCCCCACATAACTCAAGTTTCTTATTTCATGCCACTTTCTCCTTCACGAAATTTTCCCCCCATAAGAAACTGAACCTCCGAAGTCTCCAGTTTCCTCCAAAATACTCACAGCAGAGTAGAATAAAATAGAATAGAATAAAATAGAGTAGATTATCATCTATAGCCCATTCGCCAGAGAAGCCCTGAGATGTTGAGTGCTGCTGTATCCACCCACTCTTCCTCCTCGTTATCAGTTATGGACGGGTACTCGGCATGGAGGCATTCATGTATAACAACCTCAAGCCTTCTCCTGCCCTTCAGCCGTGGGCTTATAGTGATGGACTTCTCTGTGTCGGGAACCACATCAGGATCACAGCACAGACCGTCAATGTCCTCAATGTAGATATTGAACTTGCCCGTACTAAATTCATGTGTGCGTATAGCCATTATCCTGCATCCATCCCAGACACCCCATACCCAGAAGAGTAATCCCCTCCCTCATCCCAAATCAAATCAAAGACACTCTTGCGCTTGTGCGTCACCGCCGAATTGTTAATGCCCCCACAAGCCATGCACCCAACAACGGCATCGGCTCTATCGGGAGAACTAATCCCTCTTGACCGCATATCATCCTTGCTCTCCAACATCAACTTCCCCTTACTGTTAGTCTTTCCCATCCTAGTAGTCAATTGCTCAACCAAAATATCGTCCTCAGGCAAAATGATCTCACCCCTCTCAATCATCCTAGCCGCAACATACCACATCTCGGCCCCCCTGTTTCCGTAATGACGATCATCGTAAGCCCTAGAACCATTGTTGACACGATTCACCACCCACCCCGCCTCAGCCAAAGCATCACACATCGGAATGCCCAGTCCACCCGCATCAGCATATATTTGATCCGCCTCCAATCCATGCTTCCTAAACTCCATTATGAACCTGCCAATAGCATCCATAGTGTTCCTCTCCTTCCAGCACTTCATAGGCAGTATCTCATTGCCCTCCCTAACACATAACACGTTCTCATCCCCCCCAGCCGCAAAATCACAAAACGCAACCTTACTCTTCTTGTTCCTGACCGGAGGACTCTGATAACAACGCTGAACAGTGTTATACGGTATAACCAAGTTCTCTGACCCCAAATCCATGAACTCACCGTAAATCATAGACCTCACCAACGGATGCTCTATACCCCACTTCTCCGTCTGCTCCTCAATCCAGTCCTTAGGTATGTGAGGGCAATCAAAAGCAGTAACACTATGCGTACTCCAAAAACTAGCCTCCTTAGTAAACGCCTTGTAAAAAGCTCCACTCGGCCCTCCGGGACTTGACATCACCAATAACCTAGACGGCTGACATCTGGCTATCGCCTCATATATAGAATCAGGAACAGTCTTCGCCTCATCCACTATCATCATCAAATTATCACTCGGCCCCTGCCTGTGCCACCCCTCAAACTTACCAGCATCATTTGTACTAAAACCAATCGCCCGACTCCCATTCTCATGCTCAATATCACTGCTCGTAATACGCCACCCATCACCCAACTTCGCAGCGTACCCCCTCAAAGCTGGCCATAACTGATCCTCAACCTGTCGCCATACCCCAGCAGTCGTAATCGTAAGACTCTTCGGGAATCTTATCATGTGCCACAGAACCGCCGATGCTGCGACCACAGCCGTCTTGCCAGAGCCGTTCGCTGCCTTCATGGCTACACGGGACTCCTTGAAATTCAAATCCCTTAGAACGCGAATTTGCCAATCATACGGCTTCAACCCTAAGAATAACTCTGGGAAGTTCTCCAAATGTGCAGCCCTACTAAGCAAAGCAGCCTTGCTCAATGGCTTATCACCCTTCTTAGCCACTGATTTGCGTATTTCTTCAGCCGACTTCTTAGAAATCTTCCCTGTTTTCAAGGGTTTGCTCAGCCTCAACTCCGGTTTTTTCATGCTGCGATTTTGTGATGGGGGTATATATATATAAGGACGGCAAGGGGGGATGGTGGGGTCATCGTTTCTTCACTGTTTCGGGTGCTGTACTCATTGCGCGGAGGAGTTCCGGTGACACTGTGCCTGATCCCGTCTGCTTTATCTCCTGTCGCTCTGTTTTATTCCATTGGGCGTGGCGTCTCTCGAGGATTGCGATGGCTAATTTCCCGTCACGGGCGGCGTGGTGCTCTGCGAGGGTGACCATTCTGTGTTCGTGGTCGGCGGATGCTTTCTCGACAGCCAATCTGAGTGCGGGGTATTGACGCAGCCATTTCTCAATCTGAGGCAGGGAAACCTCCGTGAATTTGCAGGCGGATGGGAGGCTGAGGCCATCGCGAACGGCGGCGGTCAGTGCTTCAATCTTGTCAGCGGGAAGCGGCGGGAGTTTGGTTGGTTGTGTGATTTTCGGCATCTCAACTAATTATTTTACCCTCGCCCGTATTTATATATAAGAGTGAGAGAGGTCGCAAGGCTTTTCTTGGTGATAGCTGGTCATTACCGTGGCTGGCGGGTTCACTCCTCCCATCTAAAGTGGCTGATAGCAAGGCCAATCCGAAGGGAGGCGGGCGCGTAGGTTTCCGCGTAAATCTTATTTGAAACGGAAAGGCCTCCTCGGAGGCGGGGCGCGTAATGGCGTCTCGGCTATGAGTGGAGAGTCAGGGCTAATCAATAAATCCAGACTCGTTGAAGCTCGTGGCCATCCAAGCATCATCGTTGGCATATCAGGAAAGCAAAACTATTATGACTAATGATAATCAAATCGAAATGTTAGAAGAAACCATCGACAAGGGTAAAGCTGACAAGGCTGCGGCGAAAGCTGCGAAGGCGGCTGAGAAGGCTGCTGTGAAAGCTGCGGCTGACTTGGTTAAGGCGAAAGCTGCCGTGGAAGCGGCGAAGCTGGCCAAGACTGAGAAGGACGGCCGCGTTGAGGCGTTGTTAGAGTTCAATGCGAAGTTCAGCAATGGGCCGGAGTTTGACAACAATGGCGATACGTTGCGTGTTTGGGCAGAGAGAGTGTGCTAAAAAGTGAGTAAACCCGCTGGCGATGGTGCTTGGATGGTCATTCGGCCATTGGCGCAGAGTGCGTCTAACAAATGAGAGATAAAAATAATGCCTAAAAACATTACTGAAACCGAGAAGGCAACTGATGTTGTCAAGGAACTCCGCAACCTCACGATGAGGAAGGAACTCAACAGCAAGGACGAGTGGAAAGCTGATGTGTTTGAAGCTGGTCTAAAGGACTTGAAGTTGAAGGACTTGAATGACCTGTTTGATTCCTGTTTCTTGAGCAGCACCGCGAAATCCATCATCCTTTGGTGGCATTCCGATGTTGAACTGCCTGAAAACGTCACGCAATGGGTTCAAAATCCCACGAATGACGAACAGATTGAGGCGATTCAAGCTCCTGTCTTCACTCCTGCTGCGTACAAAAAGCAGTTTGCTGTGATGGACTTGGAGAATCGGAAAGTCACTCCGGACGACAAGGGCGAAGTGTCCACGCTGGGAGTTACTGGCAAACGCTGGGACGGAAAGCTTGGAGAGGTAGTTGACGTACTCTCTTGGTCGAGTGCTGGACTCACAATGTTCAACGCGAAACAGAAGAGCAACGTGTACAACTTCGTACTGCGTGCTGTTGCATCGTTAGGATATGAGGAATTGTATCGTGACAACATCAAGGAAGCTGTTAAGGCGGGCTACCGTACAATACAGCAGCGGCGGACAGCGAAGCAATTCGTTCACACTATGGTCAAGCCAAATGAGTCGAAGAATAAGACTAAAATGATTGGCGGACGCACCGTGACCGAAGAGCAAGCCAACTTTGCTGCGGCAGAGTACATCAAGCAGAATCCTGATGCCTTCTCGGAAGTTAAAGAGCAAGACAACGTGTAACCTACACGCC